TTAGGGGATACAATAATAGGCGAAGATAAGGCTTCAACAAATAAGATAAAAGTGAAATCAAAGATCGAATTAAAATGAAGTTTAAATATTTTACTAATAGAGATTTTTGATTTCACTTTTATCTTATTTGTTGAAGCCTTATCTTCGCCTATTATTGTATCCCCTAAAGATTCACATTCTGCATAAATAGCCCCGACAACAGGGGGATAATACTTAAATACATCAAGCGGAATTTTACAGAAATGTATCCCGGTTTTACAAAGAACCGGTTTTAAATCTTCTGTAAAGATTGAGTTTTCTTGATATTGTTTTTTTCTGCAAGTAAAGTCTTTGTTAAATCCCTTTACTCCTAAAATTTTGTTTTTCATACTGTAATATTTTAAATAAGGAAACCGAAAAGGGACAACGTTTCCTCCGCCGCTGATTGACGAGTCCCGATTCGGTTAAAATCTTTATTAATTCTAAAATATGACATTTGCGGCGGATTTTCTGTTAACAAAGTTCGAATAAATTATCGTAATATCAAAATTAATTTAAGGACTCCAAGGTCTCGAGATGGTGTTTTCTCGATTCCGGGGAATACATATCGATTAAAACTGATTGGAATAACATTATAATTTTGAGGACTCGATTTTCCGGATCCGGGATCGATAAGAGTTTCAAAATATGGTTAAAAGTCATAATCTCGACCTCTTTCGTTAATCTGCGATCCTCGAGAGCCTTTAAAATATAACTGATTTTAACGCGATTCTCATCGACGGGGATCCATTTCTCGAGACCCTTTTCGATTATCTCGAGGGTTTGATTTCTTTTATTATTCATAACGTTTATTATAGTTCGGATAAGTAATTCGACGTAAATTCGATTTTAAATTTACGCTTGCAAACTCGGGGATCCTCTCGATTAACCTCGCGAGTTTCTCTTTGTTCGGTTCCGGGAGGTTATTATTTCCCGAATCCGCCCCGATGTTAATTTGATACGCTCGAGAGAGTCTCAAAATCTCCGAGAATAACTCGAGATTAAAATCGAGAACGGGTTCGACCGTAACCATAACCGAGAAATAATTCGCGATCTTATGACAAGCGACCGCGCGATTAATCGGAGGCGGGCAATCGTCCATAATTTCGAGATATTGTCGCGAGGATTCGATCGTCGTCGCGATAACGGATCCGTCCGGGATCTCCTCGAGATAATCGAGGATCCTTTCCGGGTTTTTGGTCTGCAATAAATAACGGTTTTCGGGGAATTCTCGGCAATGAGAGAGGATCCTCTCGATAATTTCCGCCGGGATGTTTTCCGCGAATAGATCATTTTGAGCGCAAACAAAGATAAACTTTCCGGATCCGAGGGAGATTAACTCGGACTCAATTATCCGAGGCGGGCCCGAATATTTATCTTTTAAATTGGGAAACCGGTTCCGTAACGAACCGGTCGAACAATATCCGCAATTATGCGGACAACGTCCCCCGAGAGGGTTCCAAGTATGGGAGACAAAAGTATACATGTTTCCCGATTGTTTGTTTAATCCCATAAATCAAAACTTAAAATGTTTATAATCTTTAACGCTCGGGCAATCCCCGGGATATTTCCTTTTTAATTGAGATTTAAGGATCCTGAGAGCCTTTCTCGTTTTCGGGAGATTCGGGAGAATAGTTCCTCCGGCGAATATTCCGTCGAACGGCGACTCCTCCCAGAGATCCGCGATCGTTCTCTCGTCGACTGCGATCGTCGAGTCTCTGTTATTGAGATCGTTCGCCTTGATTGTTTTATTACTATAAGCCCCGGCGGCCTCCTTAAAATAAGTATATCCGCAAAGATCGGGCCTCCAAAGGACGAAAAACGCGTCCTCTTTATGTGTATGTTTTAATGAAATAACGTATTTCGACATAATAAAAAAATTAAGTGAATAAAAAAGAGAGGGAGGATCCCCCTCTCGTTATCTGTATTCCGGGGGGATATCGTCCTCGGTTAGTTCGGGCCCGTTCGAAAACTCTCCGGTTTTCTTTTGGCTCTCGAAATTTTGGACGAAAGTATCTTTAACCTCCTCCGGGAGCCCGTCGATAATTTGTTGTTTTTGATCCTTTTCCTCGTGCATTGAAGCCCCGGCCCCGTTTTTACTCTTTAAATAGTCTTGGAATTGTTGATCGAATCGCGTCGCCTGTTTATCGACCTCCTCCGAGATCTCGATTATATCGTCGACAACGATAACGGGTTTTTTATAAACGATCTTTCCTTTTTTATGCTCGGAGGATCCTCCGGCATACGCGAAAATATACTCGTATATCGGTTTTTTAATATCCTTTTTGATGAGGTCGAGCCATGCCGAGAACGCGGATCCGTATAATTGTATACAAACCAATTCAAAAGACGTTTGATCCTCATCGAAAAGGAGGACGTATAACGATCTGGTAAATTTGCCGCCTTTGGCCGTGATCGTGTCTTTTATGGTCTCATAAAGGCCGCTCGCGATGTGATCGCCTTTAAAGGTCTTAACGTGTAAATTATCCTTTTTTAGGTGTCGAACCTCGTTCGCATAGATCCCCGAGTCGGTCGGTTCGTTAAATCCTCGGATCGTCGATAATTGATCGAGAATAATAAATCGAAAGTCGTCGAGCGTGTAACGCTGTTTGGCCTCCTTGTCATAAAAATAAAAGAAACCCTCGTCCCCGTTCCACTCAATGAAACGCGTCGCGGGGTTTTTGATAAAATCCTTTTCTCTGTTTGAATAACTCATTTTTTTAAGTTTTTAATGTGAATAATTGATTAATTCCTTTCGCATAATTCGAGATCTAAGATATTACATATTTTTTCAAAGTTTGAAAAAAACGTATTTTTCCCTCCGTTAATAAATGCGGTTAACGTTTGATAACGTATCCCGGTCGCCTCGGCGAGCTCAAGGAACGAGATCTCTTGTTTAATCATTGCGATTTTAATTTTTTCTCTCATCTTGTCGCGGTTTTGGGTTTGTAATAGACTGTTTTAATTCGGCCTCTTTCCCGAATCCCCTCTCCTCGAGTTCGTCGTTAATCATTTCGATAAGGAGATCCGCCTCCATTTTTAGTTTTTTCTTTAACTTGGGGCGGTTCCTCCGGATCTTAATTTTTAACAAAACGAGTTCCTCGAATGAGAGATCTTTCGGAGTTAAGTCCTTTAACTCTTTTTTTTTCATTTTAAGAAGTTTTTAAAATAGATCTTTGAACTTGTCTCGTCTCCGTTCCCCTCATAAAATACAAGATAAACGAGATCGAGATAAACGGTATCTCCGACCTTGATCCAATGACGTAACAAGATCGAATTTTCATAACTGACATTAATCGATAGTTTGATTTTGTCGGTTTTAGGCGTTAAGAGGCCTTTAATATCCTCCCGGGAGCATTCAATCCCAAACGATCGGAAATCGTCCGAGATCGTCAAAATTTGGCCCGTGGCGTGAAATCTCCGGGCCTTGCGTAAGGGTTTCCCCTTGACGGTCTGTAATTCTTTTTTCATTCTCTTGTTTTTAAATTCGATGTAAAATTAAGCTAAATTTACTAAACAAAAAAATTATTTTATCAATATATCGTTATTTTTTTTCGCCTTATTGTTGTTTTTTAACAAAAAACGTTTAACTTTGTTTCGAATTTAAAATTTATCAATTATGAAAAAATTTAGTATCTTGAAATCGAGTCCAAGTCCGAAAACTTATTGTAAGGTCGTATTAAACGACGAGTTTAACAAGGATGCGGAAATCGTTACGGTTCACGGAGGAGTTATTCGCACGGATAAATATAAATCAAAATACACTTCCGCGGAAAACGTCGCGAGGGATATCGCGAACGCTCTAAACTTGAGAGACGAGCTCTCGAGTATTAATTCGAAAACGACGAAACTCGACATTATCAAAATTATTAACAAATTCAAACATTAAACAGATGGCAAAAAAGAGCAAAAAATTAACGGAAAACGGTATCTCGACAACGACCGAACTCGGATCCGAGAATTACGAAAAGTTTACGCATCGTAAACAAACGAGATATCAATACGATTACAGACATACGGACGGGACGTTATTCTCGACCGTTGCGTCGACCTTGAAAGAGTGCCGATCGAGGCGCGATATCTGGTTAAAAGGAAAGGAGGGCGAAAAATGAAAATAAAAGTCTCCGCCGCTTACATTATTGAGCAATACAAAGACCTCGAATTCAAAAAAGAGGTTATCGATAAAGTCCTCGCGAAAAAAGAGTCCGAGGATCTCCCGCCCGAAATACTCGGAGCGTATTATTTAGATCTTGACCTCATCGAGATGCAAAAAACTTATCTTGAGGCCTTGAGCCTCGAGACAGATTCGAACCAATAATCCCCGATATTATGAGTAAAAAACAGAGAATCCCCGAGAGGGAAATACAACAAAAATACTATTTCAGAAACGGAGGAGTTTACGTTCGCAAGGCCGTAATTTTGCCCTCTAAAGAGTTTTATCACTATACAGAGAGCCAAACCCTCGATTTTTTGATAAACAATACTAAAGATCTGATAAAAGCCCTTGATGGCGAAAAAAAACGCCTTGAGGAGAAACGGGCCTCGATTAACCAAGGATCGATTAAATTCGATTGAGGATCTCCCGGATCCGGACAACAAAAAACCCTCCCGATTAAAGGAGGGTTTCGTTTTTTAACTTAATCCAATTAAAAAACAAGAGTATTTTTAAATCTTGTCGATTATCTTATCGAGGATCCTCGCGACGTTGTCGTTTGATCCCGCGAATTTATTCAAGGCGTCCGCGACTTGTTTATTAATCTCATTCGTATTCTCTTGGAGCGCGTAATATTTCGCGATCTCTCCCGATTGGAACGTTTTTAACTCGGTATGGAGGATATCGTTTTTATCGATCGCGTCGTCCTTTTCCTTGAGGATCCTCTCTTTTTCTTTGTCCGCCTGTTTATTGGATCTCTTGACCAGATAAACAACGACGTAACCGAGCGCGAGGATTACAATTCCCGCGAGGCCGTATTTTAAGATTAAAAATTCGGAGATCTTGTCCGGGACGTCCGTCTCTCCGGCTTGTAATAACAAGAAACCAAGATTAAATAAAATGATTTGTAACATAGTTTAAAAGTTATGATATCCCCGCCGTCGATTTAAAAAAGGCGGTTTTAATTAAGTGAAATTCAAAGGATCTTTTGCAATGGGCGGGGCCGAATACACGATCCAAAAGGGCCGCAAATTTGACTCCAAAGGCGTTTAAACGATTGTACTCTTGGAGGCGACCGATCGAGGCCGAGATCGTCCAATTGTTGAGACCAAACGTATTAAAAGGAGCGTTATCGGTTATTACGTGTTTATCCTTGTCCGTATCGATAATAATTATCTCTTTTTTCATATCCCGACATTTTCCGCGAGGCGTCTTTTTACTCAAGATCGCAATAAACAACGGGCCGAGGATAATATTTCCGAGACGGTCGATATAAACCGCAATAATTAACAAGAAATCGAGGACGATTTTAAAGATCTCCCAGAACAAGCGACCGAGAATAACAAAGAGGTTTTGTTTATACTTTATAATCGTCGAAATATTAAAAACAAGAGCAACGGGAGCGCAAACCATAAAAAGAGCGACGGCGGCGAGAAACGCGATAGGTTTAAAATATAATTTCATAATATTTGATGTTTATAAAAATTGATTAACTAAAGGATTAATTTTTGCGATATATCCGCTTAGATCCGCGCCGATCGTGGCGTTATTTTGCACCTCGCTAACGACTTGGATCCGAATATCGGATTTTTCCGGGATCTTGAAATAATTATCCGCCGCGACGCCTTGCTGTCCTCCCTCGTTGTGCATTACGAGAGGCATTTCGCGAACGAAATCTCCTCCGAACAAACGAACCTCGGCCCAAATATCGACCGAAACGTCTCCGGTCGTATTTCTCCGACGGACTCGTCCGACGAACTGATTAAAATATCCCTCCCATCCGGCCGGGATTGAAAAGACTCCCATTTGCGTACGTCCGTAACCCTCAATAATAAAGGCGCGTAAATCCTCATCCTCTCCCGGATCTCCTCCGTCGATATAAACCGCGATCGTTCCGACATTTTTCGCCGCTCCGACGACTTGGCGAACGCTCTCGACCCTTAACAAGGGATCAAAGTTAACCGGAGTCGTCCCGGCGCAACCGACGAAACGAGTTACTCTCTCCCAATTCTCATTAAGGCCGATAATTCGGAAAACTTTCCCGGCGTCCGCGTTATCGGATCCGACCAGAGTATTAATATTTGCAGTATCCGAAAAGGTATAATCCGCCTTGATATCCCAAAGAGTATTATAAACCTGATCGAAATCGTATTGATACGCGGCAATAAAGGCCGTAATTATATCGGGCTGAAACCCTCGAGCAATCTCGAGAGGATCGTTTTTTCTTGGAAAATATTCAACTTGCATAACTGAAATTTAAAAAATTAAAAAATCCCCTCCCGGAGGAGGGATTAATTTATCCGCCGACGACCTCCATCGTAAACGGATCGCATTCGAAACCGTCGATCGTAATAACGACCTCAAAGAATCCGAGACCCGTTCCCGGATCGTAATTAATTTGGATGTTCCCCAAAGAATAATATTGAATCGAATTAATCGAGGCGTCGACTCCCGGATCCGCGTTTTGTATTATCGCGCTGAATGCGTTCCCGTTGTTAACAAAAGGAGACATTGAATATTCGACGTCAACGTCCGCCGGATTATAATCCATTTGTTGAGGATTCGCGTTCGTTATAGTCCAGCCGGTCGTAACGTTGAACGTATCGTCCAAGTTAGCCGGGCCGATTATATTAACAGATCCGCCCCATCCGGAACCGTTTAACTCGGTTACAATTCCCGAGGAGTTAATATGCGCGAGGCGGGATCCGGGGATCTCGGCGTCTCGATCGGCCGCGTTTGTATAAATTTCGTACTCCGGAGAACCTCCCCCCGAGGTTACTCGTAAATATATCATCGGTTGCGCGTTTTTATCCCAGTTCTCTATACCGTCCCATCCGTCGACAGATTGAGCACTCGATCCGACGACGTCAATCTTGAAATAAGGCTCTCCCTCGAGAACTTCCATCGGATAAAAATTCGTGTCTTGGCCGTCGATCGTTAAAACGATTTCAAACGATCCGTGTCCCTCATTAGGAGGAGCCGTATTAAAGGATACAAGGGCCGCGCCCCCGTTGTATGAAACCGCCTCGATAATAACGTTAACTCCGGGAGCCGCGTTCTCAATTCGACCCGAGAGGGATTCTCCTCCCGATAACGGCGGACTGATGGTAAAATTAACATCGGTTTGCAATGTTTCGTCCGGGATATCGCCTCCGACGTTGTCCCCTGTTATGGTTCGCGACGAGGCGGTTATCTGCATAAGATAAGTATTTGTATTTTGCCCGTCGATCGTGAAATAAACTCCGAATATTCCCGGATTTGATCCCGGACTCGTAGTTCCGAAATCGACGACGACTCCTCCGGATCCGTTATAATTGGCCGAGTTTATATCCGGTAATTGGCCGGGAGCCGGGTCGATGTGTGCTTTTATACCCTCGGATCCTGTTAAAACGGGATCGAGAGTAAAATTAACAATCGTCGAGGGCGCGTCGTCCGGGATCTCTCCTCCGACGTCGTCCCCTGTTATGTTAATCGGCGGCCCCGCGTACGGATTAAGATTAAAAGTAAACGAATCCCCTCCTTTTTTTAAATAAACTTTGTTATTCGTCGTATCGATATAAAATTTGTTTTCCTTGATCGCCGCAAGTTCCGGAGGTTCGGAGATCTCCTCGAAATCGACGTATTTTTTATTTGGGACGTGGTTATCCAAGGTTACGAGATCCTCGTAATTCGGCGTTTTTATGAGGAGGGTTCCGTCTTGGTTTAACTCGAAAAGATCCTTTAAATTATTGTAATCCGCGCCGCCTTGAAACAAGATCGTTTCGGATCCGACGTTCGCGATCCGCATCCCCGAATCGGAGGCGAGGACTCCTTTTCCTTGCCAAGATGTAATATAAAACGAATCCCCGTAAAATGCGAGATAAATATTTCTCGTAAATGCCGGGCCGGATCCCTTACATACAAAAATCGCGCCCGCGTAATTTTCCGCGTTATCCTCGTTTTTGACTTTGATCGTCGTTAATCCTTGACCGTCGTTATTAATATGAAACTCTTTAATCGCGGCGATCGTCGATAATATATCCCCGTACGTTCCCGGATTGCTCTCGAAAAAAGATCCGAGGAGATTCGCGTCGTCCTCCAAGTTTAAAACGCCGTCAATAAACGCGGCGAATTGGGCCTCCGTTGGTTGGTCGCCCGTCTCGAAAAATGCCTTTAATTCGGCTCTGGTTAATGTTGACATAATTAAATTTTTTTATGAAACTATAAAAGTCGATCCGATCTCCATACATCCAATGCCGCAAACGTTGACCGGCGCGGGAGTGATCGGGATTAATTTTTCTCTCGTATACTTTGATTTTATGCGTTCGTTCCCTTGGCCGTCCGTGAATTGGATCTCTTGACCTTGGGAGATCTCCTCGTCGGCCTTGAAACCGTTCTCGAGGAGGAAATCGTTTAACTTTGTGATCGTGCCGTATACCCATAAGCACGCATCGTAAACGGATTGATTTTTAACTGCGATTACTTTTCCCATAACTTAAATAATTTTACGGTTTGGTTTCTTTTTGCGAACCGCCGAGATTTCGAGTTCGGTCGATTCGATATCGGTTTGCGTTCCCGTAATAACCGGGTTTTTATAACCGTCGTTAATAAGTTCCGATCGGATTTTCGATAAAACCTCCTGAAAATTATTAATCGGGTTGTTTTGCATGTTATAAAGGCCCGCTCCGACTCCGGGAAAAACTTTAAAATCTCCCGGGTTCGCGATACATAAATGTTTTATGTTCTGATTATTCGCGTCCACGATCGCGAAATCGCCGTTAACGATTTTAACGTCCTCCGGCTCGATTAATATATCCCTTTCGTCAATCATTAGTGTAAAATTTTATCGTCCTCGTAATCATTTTTATTAAAACTTGAAACGGGGCTCGGCGTGTACGTTCCCCCGAGGGACGTTATCGCGGTCGCAATCTTGCCGAGTTCCGTATTTATATCGGAAACAAGTCCGTTTAATTTAGTCGTAAGATCCGAAATATTTATTAAACCTCCAAGGTTCCCCCCGTTGTATTTTATTAACTCCGAATCGATATTTATTTCGTCGACCTCGGAGGCCGCGAGGATATAACCGTCCACGTCGTTAATAAAAAAGACAAATCCGACGGATCCCTCTTTCGGGATCAATTTAAAGGCCTTTTCGGTCGTCTGCAAAGATAACGAGATCTCGATCTCCGGATCCCCGTTCGACGGAGTAAACGTCGCGGTCAAATCTCCCGAGTTAACATCCGTAAACGTCCCGAGACGAGTATAAAAGTTCTTTGTTTGATACCAAAGGTCGATATATTGGAATATTACGTCCGAGATATTTTTTTCGTTATCTTTCATTAGCTTAACTTTTGACCGATCGAAATCGTTTGTTTATAACCATCCGAGACGCGAAACGTCTTTTTAACTCCCGTTATTTGATACAAACCGTTATCGTCGAGGATCCTCGAGTTTCGGATCTCGATTCGGTCTCCGTGTAAAACAGACGGATAACCAAACGTTAAGACCGTCCCGGATCCTCCGGTTTGATATAAATTTTTTAACCTTGTTTTAATCAGATCCGAGAGGGCCGCCTCCGAGAGCCCGGGGATCTCGAAAAGATTCTCGGTTCCCTCCGGCTCGTTTTTTTGGACGATAACGTCTCCCAAATCGTTATATTTCGCGTATAACTCGATCGTCTCTCCGTCCGGTTGTTCGCTTATCCCATGGACGAAAGGCGAAAAATCGGTTTTCTCGAGAGATTTAATCTTGATCCCGTTTAATACGACGTTTTGTTCGACGTCTGCGATTATTGTCGATTGCGGTTCCTTGATGAGGTCGTAATTAACGAATAACTCGTCCCCTTGGAAGTACGCGAAAAATGAAAATTTCTTTTTGAGTTCGTCAAGTAGTTTAATAAAGGTTACGTTTTTGTTTATAATCCAAGTCCCGATATCGGCGTCGACGAGGTTAATCGGATCCGTATAATAATATGAAAGGATCTCCGATAACGTCGTATCCTTAAAAGTTTTTTTCTCGAGAGGGATTTTTTTCAATTTAAAGGCCGAATTTTCGCATTTTAAGACCGTTTCGGTTCCGGGCGATACTGACTTAATAAATCCGGAGAACTCAAGAGAGAGCGAATATTTTTTATATCCAAGATAGATTTTGACGCCGTCGTTAACCTGAATGTAATCCGTTACGAGTCGATTTTGTAAATATACCTTTTGCGGGAAACGGATCTCGGCCGTCTCGGTTATATCTTTCCGGGCCGAGGAGATATCGACCGCATTAACGAAAGGGAGGAAAATTTTGTCTCTCCCGGTCGTCTTGTCAGATATTACGATATAATGTTCTAATTTAAACATACTTTATTCGGTTAATACAATATCCGCGAGTCCCTCGGTTAATGCCTCGACAATGGTTTGTCGAACCTCCTCTTTAGACTCTTTAAACTGCTCGGTTTTAATGATTATTTGCTCGACCAATCGATCGACGCGTATATTATAGACTTTCGGGGCCGCTCCCGTTATCGATGTTTGGTTCGTTACGGTCGTATCCGGAACCCCGGGAACCGCTCCCGCTCCTCCGAGGCCTCCCGCTCCTCCGAAAGGATCTTGCATCCCCCCGAAATCGTCCGCTTGTCCTCCGAATTTCTCAAAAAGAGCCTTGTAATTTTTCAGGAACCAAATTTGTTTATCGTTTAACGTAACTCCGGCGGCCTTGAGGTCGTTTATTTTCTTGTATTGGTTAACAACGTATTGAAGTTTCTCGGCGTCCGAAAACTCGGGAGTCGATGAGACTTGTCTCGATACCCATTGAAAACCCTTTATAACTTGTTTCAGGGGCCAAAGGATCGCATTAACGACCTTTCGAAATCCCTCGAATCGGTCGTACATTTCGCGTAACCATCGTATAACCTTGGCCGCGATTTTGAGAAAAAATCCCATAACTTGAAACATTACTTTCATAGGCATTGTAACGAATTTAATCGCCTTTCCGATTTTCTCAAAAGTTGAGGCCGTTTGATCTCCGGCTCCTTTTGTCTCGGTTAATGCTCTGAATACGTCTCCGAATCCTTTAAAAACCTCTTTTTGTGCATCTATTAAAGGTTTCATCGCGTTTTTAATGTGGTGTCCGTGTTTTGCGATATTATCGAAAAATCGAGTAATCTTATCGAAAAACGCCTTTATTCGGATCGCGTTATCGTCGATCCAAGTTTTTAAACCTTTCGAGGCCTTGTTTAATATGCCTCCGACGGATCTCCCGGCGAGTTCGGTCAAGTCTCCCAAAGTGTTTTTTAATTGTTTAAAAGGCCCAATCCCGGCCGCCGCCGCCGCCTCGGCCGATCCTCCGTATTGTTTTTCGAGTTCCGCAAGGATTAACCTTTGCGCCTCGGCTTGTTCCCCGGCCTCCCAAAGGGATTTTATCATTTGTTTTTGTTGGTCTGTAAATTGGATCCCGGATCTCGAGAGGGCCGAAAGATTTTTAACGGGATCGTTTAACGCCTTTCCGAGTTGTATCGAGACCGATTTCAGGTCGACGGCCCCGTCAGAGGCGGCCGCGAGTCTTGTCGCGACGTCGAGGATTACTTTTTGAGTTCTCGAAAACTCCTCGTTCGCGATATTTGTAAAGGTTAATAATTGAGCGGTCGCCCCGGCGAGGATCTCCTCATCTCCGAATAATGTATTATTTTGAAGATCCGAGGCCTCCTTTTTAAGTTGGGCGAGGGTTTTATTTGCGGCGAAATTTGTCGCCTCGATTCCCGCCTTTACTTGAGCGATCGATCTCTCTTGTTTATCCCATGCCTTGACGGATTCGCCCAAAAGACGGAACGTTCCCGCAACGGCGACGACTCCCGCGAACGCCTTTTGAAGTCCTCCGAAACCTTTCGCGAGATTTCGGGTTTTCATGTTCGCTTTTGTCATTTGCGCGTTTGTTTGCGCGAGTTTCGCGTTAACTCCCGAGAGGGCCGCGCTTTGTTTCTGCAAGCCCGGGGATAATTGGTCTTGCATTAAAACGATATATTTAACAACGGTTGTTTGACTCATAACGTTTTATATTATAATTTGCCCGGTTGCGCGGCGATATTGCCCGTTAAAATCGAGGGCGAAATCCAATCGAGCGACCTCCCGGATCCATTGCTCGAATGTTAACTCTTTGGGATCTATGTTAAAATAAAACCGGAGGAGAGCGTTTAATTGCGGAATACTCAATCCCTCCGGTTTTTTGGCGTCGTATTTTTTTAACTCGGCCTCGTTTAATTTTTTTTTACGTGTGCAAATGCAACGTTAACGATCCTCATTCCCGACATGCCGATTTGATGATATAATTTTTTATCCTTGCGGATCTCATCGTCCCCGGATAACCAACACTGAGTAACGAGATAATCCCCAAACGGAACCGCGCGGACTTTTTGCGTAACCATTTCAACGAATTGCATTAAATCGTCGATCTCGTCCGGGTCCGGTTGTTGGATTAAACATTGCTCGCCGTCGGTACATGTAAAGACAAACGAATCGTATTTTTTCTTACTTTCTCCGAACCTCATCTCTCCGTAAAAATCCCGGATAAGATCCGAGAGATCGAGATCCTCCTCGATTCCGTCTCCGTCCGTGATATTATGAGAGATCTTTTTATAATTCGGATCCTCGATTAATTGATCGAACAAAGGATCCTTTTTTGCGTCTTTAAAAGTCGCGTTATTTAAAAGATCCTCGGCCCGATCGTCGAGTATGAATTTTGCGAGATTGTCGTCCTTGGAGACAAACTCCTCGAAAAACGTCTCGAATAAACTCGTTTTTTGTTCTCTCTTGTCATTTAATTGTTTTTCGTCCATTTGAAAGGGTTTTAAATTAAGTTAATTTCGTTCGAATAATATCGGCGCAAATCCCGCCGAAAGAGCGTTTAAATTCCGTATCCTCGACGGCTCCCTCGAGTCCGTCCGAACCGAATTCGAACGCGACTAACTGAAAGGAGACTTTATCCGTCCCGTTATCGAGGAGGATAATTCCCGTCGTCATCGGTAAGTCGGTTAAATCCTCGGTCGGAGATTGGGCCGCGAGTCTCTCGACGTCCTTTTCGGACAAGTCGAACGAGACCTCGTAATTTTTGATCCCTCGACCTCTCGAGGCCGCCTTGTCTCCCATCCCGGGATTATTCCGTTTTTCTTGCGTAACCGTTGCGGTTATCTGCGTACATGAAAAAATCTCAATACCATACAAAGTTAACTTTGCATCGCTGTAACTGTACGCCTTTCCTAATATTAAAGCTTTTTGTTTTGACATAATTAAACAGTTTTTAAATTGCTAATGCAAATGATAAATCGACATCGATTTCGCCCGCCGATCCGACGGGAACGATTTTCGCGCCGATGTTAACTTTGTTAGTAGATAAAACGTTTTGGTTCGGATCAATCGAAACGGATTTTTTCGGGATCCGTCCCGTATCGGGATCGATTGAGATCTCTTGATTTGTTGCGAGAGTACCGAGGGCCGCTCGGACTTCCGCGTCAAATACTTGGATCGTTTGCTCCGTTAATTGCCCCGTTTTCGCGTTAACGTAAAGGGGCGCGTTTTGCAAGGGAGCCAATTCCTCGAGGATCCTCCGTTTTGATTTTCCCATCGTACGATTAAACCTTTGCTCCTTGAAATCGGAATTTCCGTCGGAGGCCGTAACCGCATCCGTATAAATATACGATCCGTCGCGTCTGCGATAGACCATTAACGTATAACCGTAGTTATTAAATTGGTCGATTTGGACGTCCTCGAGATCCTCGACGAGAGTTCCGTCGCAAATCGCAAGCGTTTGCAATTCCGTAACTCCTGAAAAGTCAATCTTTCCGACATAACCGATTCTCTCATGCACTTTTGCGAATGCCGTTCCGGCCAACACCGCCCCAAGAGCCGTTATCGAATATCCCTCGGATACAAAGAGGGCGTTTCCGTCCCCGTTTCCGTCTTGAGCGATAATCGTCGAGACCCATTTTTTATTAAGCGATCGGAGATCCGTCGGCGTCGCCAAGGATGCAAAATCGGCGGCCAAATATACCGAGGTCGGATAACCGTCGGCGTTCAATGATTCCGCGACCGTATCGGCCCCGGTAACGAAACTCGTCGCGAAAGGATCTTGTAAAAATACTCCGACTTGACGGAGTTCGCCTCTCGCGTTATCTTGCATTAACTGAATTTCGGATCCGTCAAATAATCCCGTCCCGATATCATAAATACCGACGTCAATCCAAACCGAATTATCGAACTTGTCGGATAATCGGAAAAACTCGGATAAGTGGTAATGTTCAACGGGGAAAAGATCCTCGGTTATTCCCAAACTTTCAGCATACGCAAGAGAGTATATTCGTTTAATCCTCTCGAGGGCTGTAAAACCGCTCGGGAGGGCCGAATTTTGAAATATTATCCCCGTATACCAATCGCGGCCGGAGGCCTCTCTCCCGAGGCCGCCGTCAACGATATAAACGCGGATATCTTGTTGTAATGCCATGTTTAACAGTTTTTAACGTGAAAAATAAAAGTTAAATTAATCGGCGTTTATTTGGGCGGTTTGTCGTCCGGCCCCTTTCCCTCGTTTTTGTTGTCCTCTGTTTTGGGAGGCAATTTTCCGGCCTTTTCGGCGCGTAATTTTGCCATCTCTTTAGAGAGGTTTTTTACATCTCCCGCGCTTACTTTGGCGCAATCCTCGGGAGTTAAGGGAATGACTTTAACGTCCTTTCCTTTATTTATTGCGACGAGATTCTCTTTTGTATAAGAAAAACGACCGAACTCGTCGACAAAGATTTTTTTAATCTTGGAGTTTTCTCCAAAATACAAGGCCTTTGCTCGTTTTTTTAATTCGGTTTGTGATGATCTTTCCATCTTGAAAAATTTTTAAGAATGAATAAATAAATTAAATCGCCCCGCTTTTGCCCTCTTTAACGCGATTTCCCTCCCTTGGTTAATAGTTTTTAGACGTTTAGGTCGTCGGAGCCTCGTAAAACGCGATAACTCCCTTTTCGTCGAGTCTTTTCGACGATCCGCCGAGTCTGCGGCCCCAATTCGAAATATCTCCCATGTAAAGAGGATCTCCCTTTCTCGAGAAAAATTTCAGGGCTCCGAGGTTTCTCTCGACGTATTTATCGTTCCAAGCGATTAACGCCGAGACGCAATTCGCATTTAACGCGCCATCGTAAGCAACGGGAACCGGAGTCGCGGGGACGGTTATATCGTATAATACGTTCGCCTCCCAACGATCGTTTTGTCGGGGATCTAAGAAATAAAGTTTTCCCCATTTGCCGATTAAGCCCTCCTCGATTTTGGTCGTTTGGCCCGTTTTCTCAAAGTCGATAACTTGGTCGATGTGTTTAATATCGTCCCAGATCTCGACCGTCATCATAACATACCACGTGCCGCGCTTAATGTTTTGTTTACGGATCTGTTTACTCAATTCGAGTAAATCGTTATAAGCGAAACGCTTAACGAGACCCGAATATCCTCCGACGGATCCGGTCGTCCCGGTCGTGTCTCTTTTTTGCTCGGTTCCGGCCTTGTCGAGTCCGGTCGTCGGAATAATCCTCGCCGGTAAGGTCGGAGCCCAGACGGTCAGCATGTAATTTGCCGCCCCTGTTAACATGTTTTCGCCCTCCTCGGTTGCGATCTCCGAGGCCTTGGAGTAAGATAACTCGACCTCTTGCAACGTTTCAAAAACGAACGCGTTCGGAGGTCTCATTATAACCATGGGATAAATTTTCTCATCGTTTACACGGAGAACGCCGTCCACGGTGTCGGCATTCGCGAGGTTATTCGCGGGATCATAATAATCCGCGTTAACTCCTCCGATAATCGGATCCGCGGATCCCGTCGATTGAGGGATCTCGACTTGTTTTTTATCCGGCTCGTTACGGTTAAACGACTTATTAACGAACGAGTTATCCGGAAATAAAACCTTTTCGAGCATTCGCCCGAAAGTTGATATTCTAACTTCTGCCATTTTTTAAAGTATTAGAAGATTAATAAATTAAATATTACTTTTCGAACTCGACCGAAAAGCGTTTTTCATTTGCGGCGTTCCAAGCGTTCTCCATTTTTTCGAACTCCTCGGGATTCTGGGTCGCAAAACGATCCATCTCCTCGGGATTATCGATTAACTCCTCGTATTTATTGACGAGTTCGTCTTTTTTTCCTTTCATTTTCTTGTCGGATTTTTCAAATTTGTTGTTAATCGACGTTGTAACGGGTTTCATTTTCTGCAAGATCCTTTCGGTCTTTTCGTAGTTCTCGACGGCGTTTTCGACCCAATCGTTAACGACGGACTCCTCATCGGGGATTAATCCGTCCTCTTTCGCTTTGTTAACGAGAGCGATCGCCTTTTCTTTTTTGGCGGACTCCTCGTTTTTGACGATTTTGTCCTCCAAAGTTTTGACCTTTTCGGTCAAGGTTTTGTTTTCGTCTCTCAACGTTTTAGCCTTTTCGAGTTCGTCAAACTTGCGTTTTAACTCGTCGAGGATCATATCCTCGGACGCCGCCGGCGAGAGATTTAAAAATTTCGCGATTCTTTCCATCTTTAAAATTTTTTCGTTAATAAAATTATTTTGATTGTAAAAAATATTTGAAAAAGCGACCATTTTATCGAGATTCGTTTTACAATTCCCGAGGTCGACTTTACGGCCTGTTTTCTCGATCGAGTCGACAAAGTTCCGAGACTTGGCCTCTTTGGCCGAAAACACGGTCTCGACTCGCATCATATTTTTAACCTCGTCGATTTCGATCCCCGTATTTCCGGAGATTATATCGGCGAGAGAGTTTCCGATCTCTTGCAAAAACTTGCGATCTGAATCGGAGAGATCCTCGTCGTCTTTATTATCGAAACTTGGATCGTGTATCATTAACGTTGAGTAATCCCAAGCGATCCGATTTTTTCCCGAGACGAGAATTATTCCGCCCATGGAGTACGCGACTCCGACGTTATACATCGTTATTTCGACTCCCGATTTTTCGGCGAGCCTTATCGAGGAGATTATCGAGTAACCGGAGATAACGGATCCTCCGGGAGAGTTAATATAAATATCGAGGTTATCGATTTTTAATTGCTCGTAAAGATATTTAATCTCTCGGGCGAACTCCTCTCCGATAACATCGTAACCGATTATCCCAAAGATATACATCGAGACGACCTTTTTTCCGTCGTCCTCGTTTACAATTTTTGTGAATTTTAAGTCCATTTTTCCGGGTTTTGGTCAATAATACAATTTTTAATTTATTTTGTCAAATTTTAGATTTAACAGGGCGCGCCGATCGACGCGGATCCCGTTTTTATGTTATCGGCGGTTGCAATATGGTTACTTCGATCTCTTGTTCTACGGGAGCCAAAGGATTAACCTCGGGATCGTTGGCGTCGACGAGATCCGTTTCCCCGCATTCGAGGACGACGGCCTCAAATGAGATTATCCAATCTTTTAAAACCTCGTTATCGTTGTCCTCCGTCTCGTTTGTTTTCATAATATTATCGATCCCGGCGATTGACCGGAAACGCAATTTATTAACGACTCGAGAGGCGAGATCCAAGAGATCGAGATAATCGTCCTCGACGTTCCCGGACGTTACTCCTCTGGTCGTTATTAAATGGAGGGCGAACGTTGCTCGATCCTTAAAATTGGGGCGATAATTGGTCTCGGAGGTCGTTAATTGAGTCGATTCGACCTCGGGATCCGTGGTCGGATACTCAAAAAATACGGCCGGAACCGGATAATTTTCCTTGTTAATAAAATTTGTTAACTCGGAGTTATACGGTTCGAAATGTTTAATTTCGGGTTTGCCGTCGGATCCGAGGAGCCCCTCGAAATCGTGATCGTTTTCCTCGATATCGGTATACGTCCCCCCGAGGAGGAGCGTTTTAACAAATAAATATAAATGCGATTTAATCGATCTCATTTTAAACGGATTACAAGGTTACGTAAAATAATTTTTAAATGTTTTCTCTTGAGAGATCTCGACTCTCCGATAAATTCTCTTTGAGGCATTCCCGCGAGTCCCTCGTTATGCCTCCTCGCATACGGGAGGTTAATCGATCCGACGATTATTTTACTCCATTGAGAGAATAAAACTTGTATATCCCTCCGGAGAGCCCCGGAGAGGACAAGGATCGCTCGAGAGGGTTGTCTCCTCGATTTTCTGGGAGTCCATCCGCCCCGAGATCGGTCGGTTTGTCCTCCTCCTTTCCTGAAACCCTCGACGAAATGATTACGAGACTCGTTCGCGAGAATAATCGGAACCTCCTTTTTAAATCTCGTAAATTTTACCTTTTTTTCCTTTATTCGAAAGGATCCTTTTCGTCTTATCATAATAAAAAGTTATTCAAATCGAGTTCAAAGTCCGAGACCGCCTCGATATTTATATCGACCTCGTTTATTGATCCGGGGATCGTTGACAAAGAGATCTTTTTTATTACAACGTTAAACACGTTGAAAAACTCGTTTAATAATTTCGAATCGATCGGGATCGAGTCGTCGATGTTCTCAATCTCGACAAAATTATCGATATCGTCCGCCGGGAATACGTTTAACGCGGATTGTGTTATCTTTCCCGATATTGAGACCATGTAATCGCCTCCCGAAATGTATTCTTTGATCGTTCCGTCGACTCCTGAAACGGGAGTCTCGATAATATTCTTTTGTTTGGATACGACGACTTGTATCGAGAGGAGGATCAATTCGGCATAATTAACCGCGTCTCCGTCGTTATTAATATACGTCCCCGCCGGGAATGTTATATCGTCAAAAACAACGGTTCCGAGGAGAGTCGCCCTTTTTGGGGCGGACGTTCGGAAATCGTCAACGGACGGGAGTTTCCCCGCGATGGTTAATTTTGCCATTTATTTAATTTTTTGCGTATGTTTTAAAAGTTCCTCATTTGAGGGAGTCGTAAATCCGAAATTATCCTCGGCGGCCTTTTGGAATTCTTTCGGGATATCATAATACGGATGCGAACTCGGATAAATATAATCGGTTTTCCCGGGATTCTGTTTAAAGATCTTCGACGTATTCTCGAGACTCTCGACCCTTTGATCCTCCGGGACGGATGCGTTATATTTTTTGAGATGTTCGTCGAGATCCGTCTCCTTTCCCTTTTCAAGTTGTATAACAGTACATCGACAGCCCCAATCGTTCGGCGGCATGTGAGACGACCAAAAATCCGAGTCGACCGGTTTAATAATATTATCAAAACTTGCATGTTCGGGGCGGACGTGCGAATCTCCGATCGTTTGATATTGTAACATCGGGAGGAGTTCTTTGTTTTCCTCGATATCGTCCCAATGCCGCGCGCCTTGAGCGACTCCGAAACCCGTATTTAATTCCGTTTTCAGAAAATTAACGTTATAATTCGCGTTAATTCCCAGAGCGATTTTTTTAAACTTCGAAAACCCGATCTTTTGGCCGTTTGCGTCGAACATATTCAAAGAGAGTTCGTTTACCTCTTGCCAAGTTTTCGCGCCCGAGAAAAACGACATATTTAACTTATAATCGCGTAATCTCTTGACCTTGAAAACAGCCTCCGAAACATCCCCGTAACCGAGAACGACTCCTCCCATCGAATTAAGATACGTAAACTCGAATAAACTCTCCGGGAGATCATTAACGGAGATAATTCCGAAATAAACTCCCTCGATAAGTTCGTCCGTATACTTGTATTTTGTCGGTGTTAAGTCTTTAGCCATTATAAAACGGGTTTGTTATAATACGGGATCCTTACGTTAATATGCCATAAATCGACGTCGGAAATCGAGTCATTATCCAAATAACGAACCTTGTAATTATTCGCCGTGTCAACATAAAACAGGCGGATAACTCCGTCCGATGTTCCGAGACCCGAGTCGTAATTCATTTGAAAGATCGTCGGATCCGGTAAAAAATCACGATAACCGACCGGGATTTCAAAGATCCAACTTCCCGACCCGGGAGATCCTCGACCGTCAATATATCCGAATAACTCAATATATCCTTTATAATGCCGTATTTTCATAGTAGAGAGAGGATAATCCTCAAAGATCCCGACGTTAATATTAACATTTTCCCAAGGCCCGATTTGATTCCATCGAAAACCGTTCAAAACGTCAAGATCTCCGGATCCGACGCTCGCGACGTTAATCGGCTCGGCTCGATAAATCGGTCGGGTTTGTCTCGGTATCCCGTTTTGGAACGTCTTATCCCCGAAAGGATCGTAAGTTGTTATTTTTACGAATATCCAAAACGCGTTACTCCTGACGTTCGAATACGTTCCCGCGTCGACTTGGATAACCTCATCGTTTAAAAAGATGTATCCGCCTTGCGTAATTATTAACGGATTCCCGGGAGTCCAAGGATCCGCAACGATCCCCGTAATTATTGCCGGATCTCCGTCCATATCCCCGAGAAATGCGTTTATAAAATCTCGGTTCGCTTGCTGTTTAATGAGGAAATCGTTTTCCTTCATATTGGGTTCGCCGCCCGGAAAAGTTATTTTATCATTCATAATACAGTATTTAAAAAGGGATTAAATCCCAAGTATAACCATTTACGACGTAATTTTTTAAAGTCGCGTTAATTTGATCCCGATACACGTTATAAACGGCCGTCGGGACGTAAACCGTAAAATTAACGGCGTCGATCTCCTCTCCGTCGAGATACCAGATCTCGAGAGCGGGATTTGTTTCTCCGTCAATATACCAAACCTTATTAATCGGATCCGTCTCCGGGTCGAGATACCAAACCTTATTTTGATATGCGAAATTTTCCTCCTCGATATAAATCCCGTTTCCGATCGGATCGAAATTTCGGTTTAACTTGTCCTCGAGAGCCAAATGTTGACCGGAATTTAATAAAAACTCTTGGAGGGTTTGACATTGGACGAGCATATCCCCGGCATAATAGGAAAAACCGCTCGCGACGGTCTTTAAATATTCGATCCATTGCGTCCGGTTTTCGAACGTCTCCGGGTTTTTTAGCCAGAAATACGGAACCAATCGCAAAAAGATTGCCTCGACGTTTATATTAAAAAAATTACAGTTCATTTTATTGTCGTATGTAATAAGTTAACGTATCTCTCAAAATATTTGCCGGATCCTCGGAGCAATATCCCGCAACGGTTACGAAAATTTGATCCTCATCGGCGAGAACTTCGATCGGGGATCGGGATCCTCCGTCAGGAGTGATTAAAACGCTCTCCGGGGCCGTGTTTGCCGTCCCGTTAACGGATTGAACCGCATCGATTAAACTCATAACGGAGAAACGTCCTCCGAAATCGAGATCCTTGTAATATTGGATAATTGCATCCTCGACCGGATAAGTCCCCGGATTCGCGAGGGATTCTCCGTCAAGGCTCAAAACTTGGCCGTCGATCTCGATCCTCAAGTATGCCGCGACGAGGTCGGGATTTGTTGAGAAAACAGATAACGCGGATCCCGCGAATCGTTTCTCGACCCAATATTGTACGACTCCGGCAAGTTCGGCCGGATCCAAAGGCTCAAGATCTCCCGAAAGATCCTCTTTCGCGCATTTTATTATAATTTGTCCGGATTGCTCAACGGCGGCGGACGCCTTTATTATTTTTTTCGACTCGTCGATTATGGCATATTGCGGGATCCCGTTAATTATTTCGAGGTTGTCTCCATGCTGATAATTAAGAGTCTCGGCCGCGTACCAAAACAAAGTACCGACGGGGATCTCTTGAGCCCTCTCCTCGATTTGATTGTAAAGAGAGACTCCGTTATCCTCAAGTTGAGCGATTTCGGTCGAGACGACGGCCAAAAGGTTATACCAAACCGCCGCCCCGGACGGATTATCGAGATCGTCGAGTTCCGGGCGGGATTCTTTATTCGTAACGAGATCGTCGAGGATCTCTTGTTCGGATCTGGGATTATATTCAAGCATCGTAAAGAGATTTAATTCGTTCGGAAATTCTGTTTTTTATAGTCTTTTGATCGAGAACGTTCGTATTTTCTTGGGGGATCGTCGGAGCCGGCGCGGGTTTTTCCTCGACCGTAATTCCGAGTTTTTGGGAGATCTCCTCCTCATCAAATTTAAAGATCCCTCCGATTTTCGAGAGGATCTCGGCCCAATCTTTGGGCCCGTATTGGTGCGATAAATTCCACTTAAAGACGGCATTCGAATTGATTAAACCGTAATACGAAAGGATCGGGATAACCTTTTCGTTAATCAAAAACTCGATATACTGTCTTTTCGCTTGGACGAACGAGTTTAAATTCCTTTCGTGAACTTCGGATTGAGATCTCGAGGATCCGTCGTCGAGAACCATCGTCCCCCCGAGAAATGCTTTACTCATATCCTCATTTGAGGCCTTTTCGAATTTTTCGTACGAATCGAAACCGCGAGTATTTCCGGAGACGGCCGTTAATTTATCTCCATGGCCGACAACGGCGAAACTCGAATGTTTTCTCTCCTCGAGCCATTCGATCAAGTTCAAACGATGTTTATCGTTGTTTATATCGGTCTCGACGATAAAATACGGAGTCGTAAACAGTTCGTTAAAGATCGCCCAGAATTGAACGACCTCCCGTTTCATAATAAAACGTTTTGCGATGTGATTAAAACGACCGAGTCCGTCGTTATCGAGTAAAATCGTATGTTTTTGGAGGGGATCCCGATCGAAATACTCGTCCGCTTGTTCTTTGTCCATTTCGTAAGAAAATCCCTTTTGTTCGGGCCTTAAATACCATCGATCGATATCCTCGACCTTTACGGAGTCTTTCAAGGGATCAAAGATAAAATTAATCGCTCCGAGTCCCCAATTTTCACACTTTAAGACGTAACGAATAAAGTCGAGAAACCAAGCCTTTTTAAAGATATCCGAATCCTCGTCGTTTTCGATTTCAAAAGGCGTTTGACTTATGCCGTTATAAATGGTTTCGACGAGGGCGGTAATATGCGGATCGAGTTCGATATTACGATAAATATCGAAAAGATCTTGCAGACGGACACCGTCCTCGTTTAACGGATTCTCGGCGTCGTTAACCGCCTCGGCCCAATCTTTTAAAGATTTGCGGATCCGGACGTTTATATTTGCGGTTAACTTCTTATTAATCCCGTCGTCGGGTTTCTCCTCATCGATAACCGGAGGGATCTCTCTCTCGCGGCGTTTAAACGGGTTTCGTAAATTGAATTTTATCTCCATAGTCTTAATATAAAGTAAATTTTTCGACGAGATCCTCGATATCTCCGTCGAGTTTATCTTTTAATTTGGCGTTAAATTTCTCCATTTCCTCGGCGGTTTTCTTGTATGTTTGGCCGAGATACGTAATAAAAAAAACGTCTTTAACAGGGTTCCAAAAGACGGACGCCCCGAGATTTTCCTCGAGGGATTGGATCGCGAATCGATACGCGTTCCGGATCTTATCTTTTCGGGATCTAAAAAACACTATTTTTATTTTTCGTTTCGGAGGCGTCGCCCCAAATAATTTTTTGATTTGTTTGATCGCCCTCCTCGACCTCTCGGAGAGGGAGATCCGGATTAACGGATCCGTTCGCGACCTCTTTTAACCATCCAATCGCGCCGCCCTTTTGGTTCGGGTCGTTCCCGTCGTAACGCTCTTTACGGTTCGCGGAAACGTCGATATTATTCAATCGGCCGAGCAAATGATATAAAAGGACGTCGACCGTTATTTGTACGATCCAAGGATCCCGCGCGTCTCCCTCTTTGAAATAATTCTCGTCGTCCGGATAAGTTCCGGCGGGCGCGTCTGCAATACATTCCCAAAGGGAGTTATATTCCGCGACCTCGTCCCATTTGGCCGGGTCGAACGCCTCCGGGATTAATACGTCGGTTTTACACTTGTAAATAATTCCCTCTTGATTAACGTAATCTCCGACGGAATACGTCTCGGTTTCCGAGTAATCCAAAGGAACCCAAAAAACCCGGTCGGTTTCTGTATATTCATTATCGGAGTTAAATTCTTTGAGGGGAGCAAAAATCGCCGCGACGTCGTATCGGGCGGAAAGATAACCGGAGATTTGTTTAATCGATCCGGGGAGCGCGTTTCTCCAAATCGAGGGATCGTCCTCGATCAGTTTATCGAATCTCTCCTCGGGATATACCGAGAAAAAATCCTCTTTTCGCAAAAAGTAATCCATATCTCGAGATTTTGTTCAAATTTACGATAAAAAAAAATAGGAAAAAAACAAACGGGAACCGAAAAGGGCTCCCGAGAGTATGAAAAAAGAATTTATCAATTATTCGACGCGTCGATCGGCGCGCCTTTACGGATACAAAGTTATGATAAAAACAAGTTAATAAAAACCTTTTAAAGAATTGTTAATAATAAAAAATCCCCCCGGGTTCCGGGAGGATCTTTTCGTTTTTTTGAAATATGAGAGTTTATATTAACCGTTGGGCCGTTATCGGCCCGAATTAAACGCCGAATCTCGGAGGTTTAAATCGTTTCGTCTTTAATAACGTCCTTTTCGGTTTAACTCCGTCGGTCTTATAATAACAAATCTCGTTTAAAGTCTTAATATCGAGAATTTGTTCGGATTCAGACCAGAGATCCCCGGATATTCCGGAAAATTGTTTGTTTTGCGCATACACGGATACGACTTTTTGAGATCTTTCCTCGTTTATCGCGGTCTCAACTATCAAGAGCGGGGACGCTTGGACGATAACGTTTGTTACAACGTCCGAGGAAAAAAGATCGGTTTTCTCGATCGAGACCTCATCGATCAAAACCTCGGGATCCGCGTTAACGGCCTCCGGGGCGATCGCAAAAAGAAACAAGATCGAGAGCAGAGAAATAAATTTTTTCATGTTTAAACCTCCTCTTTTATCGGGTTTTGTGCAAAATTGCGATTGAGATCCTAAAGTTAAGACAATTTTTCGAATTAAAATCCTCCTTTTAAAAAACTTTCGGGATCGTCGGAGATCTCCGAGAGTCGTTTATAATCGACAAACCGTTGCGAATACTTGTAAAACTCCTCCTCGAATGCTTTACAAATAAAATAACGCATTGTATCGGTTAAATGCCCGAGAGGTTCGTACGATTGACCGGTTACGGGATGTTTTATCCTCCTTTTGAGGATCCCCCCGTCCGCGTCCTCTTTCGTCTGAATATAATCGTTTATCGACTCTTTGCAAAGTTCGTTAACCTCGATCGAGAGGCCGAATATCTCCGAGGCGAGGATCTCGTTTATAAAATCCCCTGTTAAAGAAACATTCGGGGCGCGATTGAAAAACCGCTCCTCGAGATTGAATCCGCTCTCGGTTAATCCCGTCGTAAACAGTTTTAAAAAGGATCTTTTATTCGGATCGATGTTATTTGTCGCCTTTGTCGTCGGATCCCCGTATAAATAGATCTTGTTTTTATACTCGTAATCGTTGAGAAACTTTCCGACGGCCTTTCCGGCATTGATCGCCGAGTTATTGGGTTCGCCGATAGGGAGCTCCGCGACTTGAACGATCCTCCATCCCCCGGAGGGCCGTTTGTATAATTGCCAGAGGGAGACGGCGATATACGGGAGGACGTTCGAATCGAGGGAAATATGTAACGTCTTGGCCGGATCGAGATCCGTATTTCCGAGATGTTCGTCGAGCTCGAATTTTTTCAGGAATTCCCCTCCCGATTTTAATACGACGTCCCAATCCCCGAGAACAAAGACTCGATATTCGTACTCGTTCATATTTTGCACCATATCGAGATAAACTTGCGGGAGGAACGGATTATCCCAGATAAAAGAGGGAATGTATAACCAATTCGGCCGGAGGGTTTTTTGTTTCCAAGGCGTATAAATAAGATCTTTTATCCATCCTTGCGACGGGTTGCACGTTGCTAAAATTATCGGTTTCGGTTGCGCGTCTTGGGCCCGATCCGGTATAATCCAAGATCCCGCCCTCTCGAATGCCTTGTCGAGTGTTTTTTCCCCGAGTTCGTTCGCCTCCTCGAGGAGAAACCCGTTAACCTCAAATCCTTTAAATTTATTAAGATCCGGATCCTTGTCTCGATTCTCTCCTCGAAACATAATAACGGATCCGTTCGGATGTGTATAATTATACGGGTTTTCTTTGAGGATCCCCGGGCCCGCGACATGGTATCCGATAAACTTTTTAAACGCGGGGATCGTATTATCCCGGATAACTCGGAGATCCTTTCGTAAAACGATCCATCGGGAGCCGGGAAAGAGTTCGCATAAATAAACGAGCGTACGAAATCCCCAAAAGGATTTACCTCCTCGAATCGCTCCTCCGAAAAGGATTAAATCGAGATCCTCCAATCCGAGAACGGATCGAACCGCGAGTCGAGTCGCCTTTCGTTGTTTAAAATTAATCTTTTGTCCTTTCGGCGCGGCGATAATTTTCGGGCGGTAACGACTCGGAGATACTTGTTTCCTCGATGTACTCATAAGACATTAACTCTTTGATCTCATCGGCGAGAGAGTGTCGGACGTTGACGTTTCCCTCAATAGATTGGAACGTCGTCGCGAGACGTTTTCTCTCCTCCTCGGATCCGATAAGTTTTAAAAATGATATAACTCCGGTCGCCTGTTTAGAATTCAATAAACGGGAATATCCGTCAATCTTGACGGCCTGTTTATTGTTATCGAGTTCTCGGCGGATATCCGGGTCGTTATGTAATTCGTAATCGTAAAACGTCGCGGTCGAGACATGGAGACGAGCGCAAAGGAAATCAATTCGATAAATAATCGAATTTTTGCGGGATCTCTCTCCGTTAATCTCCTCCTCGACGGTCAAAATTTGAAGAGCCCGCCGCCGGAGATCCTCGATCTTGTCGGCCTCTTTTTTTATTAAATCCTTTTTATGATTTTTCCGTTTTTCTTTGATGAGGTTTTTTATCTGGGGATCCTTGTCGAACCCGTTACGATAATAAACCGACTTTCCGAAACTTGCATGTTTGAAAATATCCGACGCCTTGGTTATCGGATGTTTTTCGATAATATAGAGGATCTCTTTACGTATATCGGCGGGTTTATACATAGTTAATTGTTTTTGTGTGCGTTGGTATACCGGAAGTCTGTAAAATGTATAATTACGTAAACCTCATCGAGTTTAAAGTCAAACCAAGAGTTAAAATCGGCCTCGGAGAGCCCGTCCCCGGAGGCGAAATATTTCCCCAAGATGAGGAGATCCTCTTTTCGATCCGATTTTACGTTTATAACCTCCGTCCCGATCTTATCGAGAGAGAGGATCTCTTTTTGTTTTGATCGATAAGGTTTTCCCGTCCATTTGCGGACGGAGAGACGGGCCTCTCCCGCGTTTATCTTTTTGGCCCGTTTCTCCCAGAGTTTCGCATTTTCGCGGATTGTATGCAGTTTATCGGGATTTAATTTATCTTGGCCGTCCTCATCTTGGACGATAAATCCGGTCGGTTCGCCGGCTCTGGGATGATATCTCGGAAACCTCTCCGAGACCATAATAACAAAGGTTTTTTTTCTTTTCATTCTCTTGTTTTTGGATTAATACGCGTTTTCCGCGTGTAATTCTAAGTAAAAAAAAGAGGATCTCTCCTCAATTTAAGTAAATTTCGTAATAATAGACCAACGGGCGACCCTCGGCGGGCAAATATGCGACTCCGTATATCAGAACGGCCCAAGGTTTTAAATAATCGCGTTCGACGACTCGATCGACAAAAAATCCGTTTCCGTTTATATCTGTAAAACATCGATTTTTCATAAAATCAAAGTTAAGAAGAAAAACGGAAAAACGGAAAATTTCGGATTTTTAGCCGCCGATTAAAACGGTATCTCCCGAGGTTGTATCGGGTTCGTAAGGCGTTCCGTTTGTGTCGAGTGTTTTTCCTGTTTTGGTCGAATCGGTTTCCGGATCCGGCTCAAAGGTTGTTTTATGACATGTAAACGAATAGATAAAAAGGGAGATCAAAAATATTATAATGAGTCCCGTCGAGATCTTTTTAACCATGGTTTCAGTTTTAAGGGTTTTAATTCAAATTTGCGACCGTATGTAAATAAATAGGTCTTGTTTGTACCGATCCCGACCTCAAAATCGTTTTTAGCGTTTTCAAGGCCTGTTTTGAGTCCGAACGAGTTAACATTCGGGTTTGATACAAAAAAGGCTCCAAGCGTAACAAAACGATCGTTTTTCGGGATAATTTGCGTCGTATGCGTGTTATAAACTTCGATATCCGCGTATCTGTTAAATAAACGGTTTCGATAAATGGTATCTCGGACAAAAATAAAGGCCGAGGAGTCGTTTTTCAGTGTATCCGCGTAAACGTATTTAACGAAATAATCGTCGTATACGAATACGGTATCTGTAAGGAGGAGCGTATCCCGATAAACGATAACCGTATCGGGAATAATATCGGGTTTTCCGTCGACCGCGTCAACGTATTGGATCGAGTCTCGATAAATGGTATCGCGAACCGTGTCGATCTCGATTATAATCTCCGGGATCGGATCCGGGGGATTACAAAAGAAATCAGATCCAAAACAAACGACGACGGCGATTAAAACGCCGATAACAAGTCCGGTCGTAAACTTCATTTTTTTGACTTTTTGAGGTTAATAATAAAGTCCCTTTTCATTTCTCCGAATAAAAGTAAATGTTTTCGGTTCCATCGGCCCCAAGGGATCAAAGGGACGAGAATAACGATTTTTGTAACTTTGAAATCCGGGCCGAGATCCTCGATTTTTTTCTCGAAAACCTCAATAAAAGGGCTCGGATCTTGCATTAATGAGAGACGACAATAAAAGGCGATTTTATACGGAGATTTCCTCCATATTCGCGGATGTTTGCCGTTAAACAGGCGTTTTTTAATTTTTACCTTTCGTTTTTTCATTGGAGGAGGCGATTTTAATTAATATATTCGTTTGGATCTTGTAATTTCCGCAACTACAAGAGAATAAATTCCGATCCCCGTCCTCGAGGACGAGAGGTTTATCGCAATCGGGACAAAGGATCTCAAGTCTTGAGAGATCTCTCCCGACGATAAATCGATCGGATTCGGATTTGTATTTCGCCCGGGTTTCGACGAAAACGCCGTCCTCCCAGACTGTTTTAAATGTATAATGATCTCTCTCGTTTGTCTTAGAGATCTTTCCTCGTTTAACGACCTCGGCGATCCTTTGCAAGGCGTCGAAATCCGAGACTCCGTTGAGGATTGTAATCGTAACGCGGCGATTTTTCATAATTGATAAATTTTAATAAGGTTTTTTAAATACTCGTTTGCAGATGTAAAAACGTTCGGGGATTGCGACGATCCTCATCGGGTCGACTCTGTCAAAGGCCGCGACTCGGACGACGACCTCGGCCCCTCCTTTAAGGAAATTAACGACCGTCCCGGAAGATCCGAGAGTATAATACTCCCGGCCCTCATCGAGACAAAAAGACGTCGTATCCTCGATAATAACCTCATCTCCCGCCCGGATCTCCGAGTCAAAATTTACGGATCCTTGCAAACCCAATAAAACCGATTGGGTTTTTTGGGTTTTTTTGGGTTTCGGTTGCTTATTTTTGCGGCGCGTTTTCATATCAAAATAGTTTTTGGAACGCCTCAACAATTCCGAGGATGTGAAATTTAACGATTAACTCTCGGCCCTTGGGATCCATAAGGAGATTAAAACAGTCCTTTTTATTATCCATAAATCCGGACTCCGAGAGGACGATCGGGATCCCTTTCGTAAAGTTCGGGAAATTTCCCTCCTCCTCGACGTAAATCGGATCGGTTTTCAAGATCCCGAAACGTGCCTCCTTTTCGACCTTTGGTTTAAAACGTCGATGTTTCCAATCCGGGAGAACGAGATCCATTTTTCGCCCGAGGATCTCGGCGAAATCGTCCGACTTGGATCTCCCGGGATAAGTGAAAAACTCGAAACCCGTCGCGCCTCCTTTCATTTCCTTTGTGGCGTTCGAATGTAGTTCCAAGGCGAGGAGATCTCCGACCTCATCGCGGCGGATCTTTAACGCTCGATATCTTTTCGAGGAGATGGGAGTATCCTCCCAAGTATCGTTAACGATAATCGTCGGAATTGCGAGAACGGTTAAATAAAAGAGAATATCTTTATTAAAGGCCCGGGATCCGATCCCCTCATAATAAATATTTTTACCATGGACGGCCGGCCCGTCGTCCCATTTGGGAGAACGTTTCCCCTCGGTTACGTATTTCCCCGTTTTTGGATCCGCGCCGCCGTGCGCGTTTAATAATAACATTTTGATTTGACGGCCGGATAAATCAAGATCGGCCCCAAGATCGAGGATCCAATCCGGGAGAGGTCTCCCGAGAATATCCTCGGCGGCCTTTCGTTGTATTGCAGATTCGGCGGCCTTTTTTGCGAGGGAGAGTCCGACTCCCTTTAAACCTTGTTTTTTCATGTGTAACGATTTTAATTAATAATTATTTGGGAATACCATATCCGACGAAATATCCCTCCTCATCGAATACTGGATAAATATACGACTTTCTTTTTTGGGCGAACTTTCGCGCCTTTTCCTCGGCGTCTTGTAATTTGTTCGAAAAAATCTCGGTAAGTCCTTTTTTAATTCTCTGTTTGATCGATACGCGGTTTTGTGTGAATAAATTCTCGTCCATAATGTTATTTGTTTAGTGAATGATTAATGTTAACTCCGGGAGACTCGATTAACTGCATCCCTGTTAATTGTTTTATTAATTGGGCGATTCTCGGGCCGTTGTTTGACGCGAAAACCTCATCGGAGAGGAGTTTTTTTAACTTTCGGTCGTTATACGCCCTCCGGATCCCGATCCGATAAGAGATATACTCGATATCCTTTTTAACGTCGTCGTAATGGTTTTTTGTAACCTTTAACGTATGGTAAGAATTATAGACGGATCCGTAATTCAATCCGACAAGGGCGGCAAGTTCCCGAAATCCTTTACTCGGATATAAGATCTTAATAAAATATGAAAGGAGCCGCCTCGCATACGGGCCCGGGTTCCCCCGGTACAATTCAACGTCGAACAAGTTCGGATCCTCGATATTTAATCGATCCATAATCGCGGATTTTAACAATCGGATCCGATATTCGCTCGAAACTCGGTTTTTAAACTCTTTTTTCGTTTTGATTTTCATAATATCAGTTATAGAAATAAATAACGTCGATCGTTTTCGTTAAGCTTGCCGGAAAGATCCCAAAAACGGAAGATCCCCCCGGAAATTGGTTCAACCATGCGAAAAGATGGTTAATCTCGTATTTATCGATAAATCGTTCTCTCTCGTCCATGGTCGAATTATTTTCGCATATCCTCGCCTCGGAGGACGTATAAATTAAACATTTCAGTAATACGGCCCGTTATGGTTTTCCCGTACATTTGAAAGAGTTTCCCTCCGGGATACGGTTTCTCTCCCAGATCTTGACGAGGTTCGTCGATCTTGTAATTTGAGCAAAGGAAATGCCATCCCGTCGAGATCCCGTAAATCGAATCGATAAAATCCGGGAACGGTTTAACGATCGTCCCGTAAATATTGACGGACTCCTCCTCCTTTCCGATATCCTCAATATAAAAGGATCTCGCGGAATTAAAATAACTCTTTAACTCCTTTTTTTTCTCGAGGAGGGAAAGGATCTCTTTCGCGTGATAATGTTTAACGAGCCGGTTCGGGAATGTAAGTCGACGGATAAGGTCGATAAAAGACATAATAATTAACGTTTTCCCCGTTCCGTTGCGGCCGAGTAAAAATATCCCTTTATGAGGATTGAACTCTCCGACTCCGGCGAGATAATCCCTTAAAAATTTAAGGAGTTCGACTTGTTTCGGGGTAAAATTTAAGGTCGTATTTCGGTTTCCCCTCCGGATCAAGATCGCGGATCCGATTGTTTTCATGTATTCGAGAAACAATTCGAAAGGGATATCGACGAAAATCCGCGAGGATTCTCGTAACTGCCGGGCCTCTTTGAGGTCTTTTTTTAAATCGTCTTTATTGATCGAGATTTGTTTCATAATTGATTAATCGTTAAAGTCGGTATCGTGCGGACGTTTGCCCGTGTTATACCTTTTGTTAATATTAATTTGCTCTTTAAAAACGATATAATATTTAACGTCGTCCGGATTCTTTTTTCGAAGTTTAGCGATCGAGAGGAAGTTCCTCGACCAAAAATCGTTATTACGGCCAAACGAGACGATCTCCTCGATCTCGTCCTCGGATAAACCGTCGATCCTTTTCAGTTTTTCGACGATCTCGGCCCACTTTTCGACCTTAACGCCTTTTAAAACGGAGGTCGGAAAGTATGTCATTAATTTTTTTGTAAACTCGATTAACTCCGGATCCGGAGGATCGGGAGTTATATCCTTTTTATCCTTTACATTATCATTATCATTATCATTATCATTATCATTATCGGCTTTTTTGGGTTCCGAAATAACCGAGTCGGTTTTCTGGGTTTCTTTGGCTTCGGGCTCCTTTTTATCGGTTCCTTTGGGCCGTCCTCCCTTTTTGCCGTTTAAACGATTACGTTCGACGATCTTTTGATACTTGGCGTTATCGACGTCGAATTGATTTTTAAAGAATTGAAAAGGAATATAAACAGAGGATCCGGGATCGGGTTCCTCTCCCTCGATTTGAAATTTAAAGATCGCCTCGAGGAGTTCGCCTTTATGCTCGAGGGATAATCCCGCGATCGGCTTATAAAAGGCCTTGTAAATTATAAAAGATTCTTTTTTCATAACTGTAAAAATAACAGTTTAACAAATAGTAAACAAAAAGAGAGTTTCGAGTTTTTGACGAAACCCTCAAATTATTTGATTAAACGACGTCCTCAAGGTTGCCAACGTCCGAAAAATCGGTTTCGTCGGTTTTCTCGTCGACCTCATCGCCGGGAGATCCGAAATTCGTTTTAAAGAAATCCTCATTTCGGGCCGTGTCGTTAAATAATTGCTCCTTTTCATGTTCGGGGATCGATTTCAATTTTGCGAGTTTTATTTCGCCTGAAATGAGCGTAAAAAAGTAATATTTTCCGTTATACGGAACCCTCCAAGTAAATTTATCGTCGAGATGTATCTCGAGACGGCCGTCCCGAACTTTATTCGAGATCTCTTTAATCTCATTCATTGCGGCCGTATAATTTTCCCGGGCGGTTTTTAACTCCTTTTTTGTCCGTTCGTTCTCCCGTTGTTTCTCTTGGATCTCCTTTTCAAGGATCGGGAGTTTTAGTTCCAAGATCTCGGAGTATTCTTTGCGATACTCCTTTTTTTCGAAATTATCCATAAAACGGAGGGTCGAGATCTTCTCGTTTATCCCCGTCAAATTCTTATGAATAAAATCCGAGGCCTCCTTTTCGTCTTTAAACTCTCCGAACGTCTCGGGGACGTTATCGTCATCGGTCGAGACTGCAAACTCGACGACTTTCGGGAGATAATCTTTTAATTTGTAATTCATACTCTTTGATTTATCTTAAAAAATTGCATTTATGAGACTCCCTCCCGATTAACTCGAGACAAACCGGACAACGGATAACCGAGTCGGTTTTTTGGGTTTCTTTGGGTTGTTTTTTGACGTACTCGTCAAGGGCCGCCCGGATCTCCGGATCCTTGATCGCATTGTTAAAGATCTTGAGTTTTTCGGCGTCTGTTAAATCGTTATAATGTTTCATAATTCACTCTTCAAAATTCCGTTATCAAACCAATATTTAACGCCGGATTTTATCTTTTCTCCGCAAATAACATGCTTATCGACTTTTGCGCGATATATATTGTTAATATACCAATTATATTTATCGTCTTGTCTCCAATCTGTTAAGATAATCCACCCTCTCAATGCCGAAACTTTGGAATTTATCCCAATTCCGCAAGAAATTGCCTCGTTTCCGGAGGTGTTCGCGTGTGCGTCGTCTCCGGAGGTGTTCGCGTGTGCCCCGTCTCCGGAGGTGTTCGCGTGTGCGTCGTTTCCGGAGGTGTTCGCGTGTGCCCTGTATCCGGAGGTGTTCGCGTGTGCGTCGTATCCGGAGGTGTTCGCGTGTGCGTCGTCTCCGGAGGTGTTCGCGTGTGCGTCGTTTCCGGAGGTGTTCGCGTGTGCCCCGTCTCCGGAGGTGTTCGCGTGTGCGTCGTTTCCGGAGGTGTTCGCGTGTGC